CAATGTGTCATCAACGACAATCGCTAAGTCATCGCGCACGATGTTGTCTGTATCAACATCGCTTTCCATCATTACAGTGGTAGCCGCTGGGCCTTCCACATCCTTTGTCTGAATAGATGCACGCGCCTTTGATGGGGTGCCTTTTAAGTCTGCCATTTGATACCTCCTTTTGTGGGAAAAACCCGACCGAGTTGCCACGGCCGGTGTTGCGTGAAACTAAGCCATTACACTATTTGCGGACGATCCGGCAAAGTGTTGACGTTCTGGATCGTGGAGCAAGTGATACCAGCTGCCGCCCACTGAGTCGTACCAGCAGTGAAGCTTGCGCCGGTTGGCGACACGCGAACGAGCTGATACGCAATCGGGCAAAAGTTCTCGACCATGGAAGGCCACTGCGGAGCATTGATGAATGCGCCAACAGTTGTGGTCACGCCGGGAGTCAGTGCCGTAACCGGTCCTTGTGCCAGCAGAATTGTACCTGCCGCATTAACACCCCACACCAAAGCTGCGCACTGGTCGGCCAGAATCGGCACAAATGCGACACCGGTAGTGGCATCAGTCGTTGGCGTAGTTCCCGCGTTGGCAGCAACGATACCGAGTGGAGTACCAAACTTACCACGGAATGCGCAGCTAGTTGCCGCTGGCATCGTGAAGGTAGTAGTTGTTCCTACCACCAAACCCAGATTAATCAGGCTCTGTGTCAAACCTTGAAACTCTTGCTTATTCATAATGATCTCCTTTGATCAGGTATTTCGTTTAATTACTGAATTGCAGCATTCGGGTCAAACATGCCGATTGGGCTGATATACACGGCATTTGGTACAACAGTACCATCGCTCAGCGCAGTAGTACCGCCGACGAAGTTACCTGTACCAGTTGGGTGGATAATCACAAAACCCAGTATCGCACGATTTGCCGGAATGTTTGTTGGCCATGCAACAGTATTCAGTGCCGCCCCCGCCACACCCATCGAGGTGTAAAGGTTGCCTGCCTTATCGACAGAAAACACGAAAATATTGTAGGTCGCATTCACGACTGTACCGACCAAGGCGGGCATATTCGTACTGGTGGCAATGCTTTGTACTTGACCGTCAACAACCAGATACGTGATGAGCGTTGCGCTTGTCATTACCAGCGTAGTCGTACCGCTGATAACCAGTCCGGCAGTAGTCAAAACAACCGACTTAATCCGTCGATATACATCGGTGAACAACTTCAGCAGATCGTCTTGAAACAGACGGTCCTGCATCTGGCTGATACGGGGAATAAGCTTTTCCATAATGATTCTCCTTTATAGGGGCCAGCCTAGACCAGCCCCATTATAGTTAGCTGGTCAGAGCGTTGGTTGCCACTTCATACACGGCCATCTGAAGCGAGTTCAGAATGACTGCGTTGTAGTAGAACTTCGCACCAACATAGCCGCGTTGACCTTGAGGGTCAGCCTTATCCTTCTGTCCGGGTGTCAGGGCAGTCAGATCGCTACCGGCAACATTCACACCGATATGTCCCCATGCATCGCTGGCAGCTATGATCACTTGGTACACGTCAGCGTAAGTGCCAGTCAGCGACAACAGAGCAGGAACGGAACCAGCAACTGCAGCTCCTGCATCCTGAATGCTTACCAATTCAGGGCTGGAGATAAAGCGGAAGTTCTCGCATGAGCCGAACTCGCCAGCTACAGCCTTGGATGGATCTCCGTACTTAACAACAGGAAGGAATCCTGCCAGGTCACGAATATCCGGCTCAAGGTCGGTGGAAACAAACACTGGGTAGCAGACTTCCACAGCAGAAGTGCCATACATACCAGAAGCCGGGATGCGTTGCAGCATATTGGCGACAGGTTCTGCATGGTTATTCTTCATCGAACGGGCGATTGCGCGCAGCTTAACCAAAGAGATAACACCGTTCACGGTAGCGCGGGAAGTGCCCGTACCGCCGTAGAACTTGTTAGTGCAACCCTTCAGCACGCCGAACAATGCCATTTCATGGATCAGACCGAGACGTTCACCGGTCAATGTGGTCATTGCTTTTGGAATGTCGTCTTCGTACAGGTCAAACGTCTTGTCGGTGTATCCATACAATACGTTGTACTGGTTCAAAGTGGCAGTAATGTCCTGCACCAAGATGGTTTCAGCAGCACTTGTCACACCTTCAGCCGTCAGATGGTCGATTGCGTATTGCTGCGCACGATCAACGGCGGTCAAGTCCTGAAAGAAGCGGTTAGGCTGAGCGGCGGTATTGCCTTTGTTCAGGAAACGACGATATTTCACGGTGTCGCCTGTGTTTGCTTTGAAATCATCATTGATGCCGATGGTGCCGAGAACGATCTTCGGCATTGCGTGCTTCAAGATGCGGCCTCTGATGATACCTACGCGCTGTGGCGTGAGTGTAAAACCCTGGATACTCATTTGAATCTCCTTAAATTTTGTTTATCGTCGAGCCATTTCGGCTCTAAATGCAGCATCTTCGTCGCTTTCGTCTACCGTTTTTGTAACCCGGCGAGTCCCACGCGGCAATACTGCGGCGTCAAGTTCGTTGCTTGCTGACGTTGGCTTGGCGTCTTCTTTGAATTTGTCCAACTGCGATGCCACGTAATCAGCGTCCCATACTCCGGTTATCTTCGCTGCTACATCGGGCTTCTGCTTTTGTACCCATTTCCCAAACTTCGGGTTCTTCCATTTGACTTGGTTATTGTCAATGGAGAAAGAAGCTGTTTCTTGCCAGTCGGCATGTTTCTTAGCGAGCAACTTGAGTTCGTCGCGCCGTTCCTTTTCAAGCAAGCGCTGATTAACAATGTCGTTAGTCAGTTGCGCTTGGATGGCAGGATCAGGGGCGACTACTTGTTGCTGTCCGCCTTGGCCTATGTATTCGTTCAAGTCGGATGCGAGGATTTCAGCGAGCTCGGGATATTCCTTGCTCAACCTTGTCAACTTCTCCGGAGACAGGTTACCTACCGCCTGTTTCTGTGCCTGCAAGGTAGTGATAAGTTGCTGCTGATCTGCAAGTCTTTGCCCGAAGGTTCCGGCCGTGGTATCGATTGACTTGCGGAGCTTGGGTAATTCTTCAAGCGCAGCGCGGATCTCTTCCTCGGTGAAACCTTTGATCACTTCCTTACGTTCAACAACCGGCTCAACAATCACTTCGGGCTGCGGAGTCGCTTCAACTTTGGCGGTTACCGGCGCGATAGCGTCAGTCTCAACACCTTCTGTATCTGCCATTTCTGCCGCAAATGCTTCTTGTTCTGCCTTCTGCTCTGCTGTTAAACCCTCTTCAACTACTGCTGCACCTTGTTCGTTTGCCATCTGCCGTCTCCTTTTATTCCCCCGGCCTCTCAGTCAGTGGGTTTTACGTCCAGCGTACCTTCGTATGCCAGAAATTTTTTCGCCTGCGCGATGCGTCCGCGCAATTTGGCTGTCTCTTCGGCGCTCTTGTCGCCATCGTTCTGTCTGCGCATGATGCCTACGTCATGCTCTACCTCGGCCTTCAGCTTTTTCCATAGCGCACTGTCGCGTTCTTGCGCTGACAGTTTGAAAGGTGGCTCTGGTGTGTTCATTATCAGCTTTCAAATGCCTGACCTGGGCTTGCGCGCCCTTGAGGCTCAGTCGGTGCCGCCATAACTTGGTCACTGGAAAGTTTGCTTGCATGTTTATGCAAATCTGCCTTGATTGTAGCCGTATGTTTGCCAGCGTCAATAGCAAGCGCATCAGAAGATAGTCTCGATTGAACAGAAAGCTTCATGCTGGTCTGCGCAAGTTCTGCCTTCACTGATTCGAGGCTAACTTGCTTGTCATTAGCGTATTGCAGCAAGGCAAGTTCGCGCGTAACAGCAAGCTTCTGTAAGTCGTACTCATGGTTAGCTCCATCGCGCGCTGTCTCTGCCTGCACATAAGCCGTGTCGCGATCCGTCTTGCTCTTGTCTTCTTGCAGCGCGGTCTGATTTTCCATTTGAGCAATCTTCTCTGCGCTGGCCACACGTATCTGTGCAGCTTGTACGGCAGGAGCTGGCGCAGGCTGTTGCTGTGCGGCGGCCGCTTTCTCTTTCTCGTCCATATCAAACTTGCTCGGCTCAAACTTCCATGCGCGCAGAAGCTCGTCCTTAACCTTGATGCGGGACATTCCATAGGCCGGATCTGCTGCCATCTGTAGAATCTGGGCGACTTGTCCGGCTTGAATCTCGCGCTCAACAAGGGCGGTTGAGCCGGTTGCCTCGATCATTAGATCGCCCTTCTCGTCATCCTCTCCGTGCAGAAGAAGCCAGTCGTAGTACCGGCGGATATGAGGCTCGGTGATGCATTCGTCAAATATCCTGGCAATTCGGCGCAGGAAGGCGGAGGCGTTGCGGTGAGTGGTTTCGATCTCGGTAGCAGTAGCATTGCTGCTGATTTGCTGCCCCATCAGGATCTCGTTCATCCCGGTGGATGTGGCCATGTTTTTCTCGGCGCGGTCGATCACTGCGCCAAGTTCTTGCTGCATTGTGGGGATATTGACTGTGGTAAACACATCGGCAACGCTGCGTGCGTCTGCTTCTTCTGTGGCATACCAGAACTTTCCTCTAACTAGAGTCCAATCTCCATCTACAGGAACAACCGCTGATTGACGAATAATCACCTGTGGTGATCCGCTCAATCCCATGTTTTCCATCAGAACCCTGGATGCGCCGTTGAACATATCTTGGGGCACGCGCCCTTGCCGAGCCACGCCTATACCCCACACAGAATCTGATACGCGCTGCCATGGCATTACGTCATACGGGAATTCGCCGTTATCCAGCGGGTTCAGGAATCCTTTGATTGCGGTATCGTTGACCAATACCACAACGCCAGGCACGGTGTCGCGGCCTTCCTTGATCTTTGTCTTGTCGATACCTAGAGCATCTACTTCGTTCAGGTCTATGTCGCCAAAGAAGTACCAGATTTTGAAGCGGTCATCGTTCTTTGTGGTGCCGTCAGGCTTGGTATTGCCGTCTTGGTCGATGTTGGTTTTGTTCGGTCCTTCCAGAAGCACACTCTTAATTGCCTCTTCCATATATCCCGGAACCCCGATCAGGTCGCGCAATTGGCGGGCTGATATGTTATCGCTCTCGATAACGTAGCTGCCGTTCTGGATATTGTCGCCACAGTTCGGATCTGGGTAAAAGTTGGACGGGTGGATAGACTTGCTGGACGGGATGATCTCTTCGCTGATTTTAAGCGTGCCATTCATCACCACGCGGGTTTTTTTCTTCTCAGGATAGGCTCCGCGAAGAACTCCGGTGCCGATCTTGGCCGCATTCTCGATTACCTTGCGCACCTCGGCGTGATACTGGCACTCTGTCAGCCAGTCGCGGATACGTGTCTCAGCCTTAGCCACCTTCTCGGCGGACTCTGCCATCTCAGAAGCGGCGAACTCGCCTAACGTGTACGGATGGCCTGTTTCTTGATTGGTTACCGTATTACCTTGAGGGCTTACAACCGCTTGAGTGCTGCCCTTGATCTTGTCCAGATCCGGCACTGGCGTAGGTTTGATGTGGAAGTTCCAATCGCCAGCAGGAAGGAGTATGTCGCCCATGCGCGCGGCTGCATTATCCACATACTGCCGGATGATATTGAAGAAAGCCGTGCATTTACCGGGCGTATCCTTGACGCTGTTGCTCGTCAGCCCGCCCTCGGTGGTCATGGACTTGGTGAACGGATGGTTTGCGCGGTTCTCGTCGTCAATCCCGAGATAGTATTCCTCGTCCTCGCGCCAGATACGCTCAATGCCAGATTCTTTGCGGGCTTTTACTGCTTCATCGCGCTTCTCAGCAACGATTTTTGAAAGCGCATCAAGGCGCTTCTGTCTGTCCATGCGCTTGATTTCGATGAGCTGAAGGAGTTCATCGGGGAGTTTATCTCCCTGGTCTATTTCGCCATCTATGCTCTGAGAATCTTGTTTAGCAATACGGGCCACTTGGAAGATCCGGGCTGTAGTAGTTGCTGCCTGATTGTAGTCAAAGATTATGTAATGTCAATGCGTTATCTACGCCCGTATCGGTGCGCTCTGAGGATGTAATCATCCCCGTCTGAAGGTGGCGGAGGAGGCGTTGTATCGAGCAACGCGGTCTGTACCTGATAACTTGAGACGGTTGCATCTATTGCCATTCCGATGCCGTCAAGGGATGCGCTTTGCACCTGCCATGATCCGATACTGGCGATCATCGCCTGCCCGAGCGTTGCCGTAGCGCCCTGAACTTGAGACGTGACTACCTGCCCGTCAATGGTTACCAGCATCGAAGCGGAGGACGATTGAGCTTGTGATGCGGCAATGCTGCTGGTAATTGCGAGTGCGGCAGAAAGCGATCCTGACTGCACCTGATTGCTCGTTATCGTCGTAGACAGCGAGATCCCGGTAACGGCAGCGGAGCTTTGAACTTGTGCGCTTGAGCTTGAGCTACCTATCGATAATGCCGCTGCAATTACGGCAGATTGAACTTGGCTTGCTGTTACTGTGCAATTTACCGGAGCAGGCGCACCTCCACTACTCGGGAATAATAATAGTAGCGACACACCTTAAATCCCTATGCTGGAATTTCAGCCCACAAATAGTTCAAGTTACACGCACTCGCTGCCGATGCCGCGCCAGTAGCAATGAAAGCAATATACTGTTGAGGGGGAACGATGATCGAACCTTCAAAGTCAATCAAGAATCCAGCATCTTCACCCGTTAACGCAATCGCCGCCGTATTGTGCAGTACGTCAAACTGAGCGACTGGAGCATTCGACATGGTTGCAATGTTGTATGCCAAGCCGAAAGAGGAACCGCCGCCAATATAGGTACAGTTCTGTGCGCTTGCCGCTGTTACGGTTCCCGGTATATTAACTTGACCCTTACCAAAACCTAGAGCAATACTGGTCATGGTTGCCGAAGTTACCGCTACGTTGCCAGAGCATTTCAACAGGTGCAAGTCTGTGCCACCACCGCCCGCAGGGGATGAGTTCCACAATACAAGGCCAGTCATCGCCGCACCTGCTACGGATAAAGTCTGTAACGCGCCACGTGCCGTGAATACCTTACCGAGTTTAGCCAGTGAAGAGTAACGAGGGAGCAATTCAGAATAAAGCCCTTCACCTGCAATACCAGAAGGAATACCAACTGAGTTAGCATTACCCATTTGAGACTTGGAAGGCATTGCGAAAGCTGTTGTTTGAATCAATGGCATGATGAATCTCCTATAAAGAATTTGAAAGTGTTAAATCTACATCGTTTCGTAGAACGTCTAGCTCATCGTGAACATTAAGCCCTTGCTTAAGTAGTTCGTTCATTACGCGCATTTCTTTAAGCATTGCACCCAATAATTCAAACTGGTCTACCACGGAGTACCCAAGCAAATTATCATCACGAGTTCTTAGCTTGGCTGCGAGGTCTAGGCTTAATGGCTGTGATGCACCCTCATTTGGGGAGGGATTACTCGCGTTTGCTATTCCTGCCACACCTACGTCAGTTTCAGCGGCATAGGCAGACTGCGAGACAAATATTGCTAGACTACCTATCCCGCCCGGATTAGATGCGCCAAGGTTAGTGAAAACCAAATAGGTATAACGTCCAGAAGCCTTGTGATAACTGTAATTGCCTGTAGAGTTCGCCGCTACCGTGTAAGAATCGGTTGCGATAAAGTTCACGTTATCCGCAGATTCCCAAAATTGAACCGCTAATTGCGTAACGCTGGCCGCGCTGTACCCCATCCACAACTGCCCGTTACTCACATCAAAAGTAGTCGACCGAACCGAAGCCCCAACACCTAACGCCGCTGTACTACTAAAGAATGTTGGAACAGGTGCGCCAGTAAAAGCAACCTCAGGACTACCCGCCACCCCTCCGCCAATGTCAACGATAACCATCTGCGTTTTTGCAGGGCTATTGACGGTCTTGGCAACATCGCGGACGATATCGCCACCCGTCATCGCGTTAAGGCTTGTGTTATCAGCCATATTAATTTCCTGTAGTGCTTTCCCTTACCGAGTGCAAAAAGCTTGAGCAAGATACTGTAGTGCCAGCAGTGAATGCGCCGATTGTCATATTGGCCCCGGCAGCACCGGCTGACACGTCCATGACCACGGTTACGCCGTCAGACTTGAATATGCGCGCCCATGTCGGGGTAATTGGTGCAGCGGCCACTCCAGATGTAATTGCATTGGCCGTCAGCACACCAGCAGCAGGGGCACCGAAGGCGGTAGCGTTAAGGGTGAGAGTTACTCCGAGAACCTGGGTGGTGATGGCGGTATTTGCATTGGCTGGCTGGGCTCCGTCATAGACTTTGACCAGCCCAGCATTGCATAGTGTTGATAGCGCAGTTGCCTGAGCGTTCGCAGTGCCATCGCTGATCTGAGTATTTAAAGCCATGGCGGATTACGCAGCGGCCAACTTCGC